TCTCCTTTATCTCAACGCTTTGGACACGTCGGTTCAGTGCAAACGCAACGTATGACAAATCCCGTTCCAATTCATACAGCGCATCGCGCTTCTTTTTGGAGGGGTGGGGCTCTTTATACATACGCTTCCACCAAGTCTTACCTAACTGGTAGTTAGGCAGCTTCACCGTAGCCAGAGCAAACGCCTCTTGGAAAATAGCTTGCACGTCTTCGCGCCCAAAGAACGCTTCCGCCTCGGCATGAGCCTCAGCAATTGGTTTCAATTCCCCCATCAGGCTACCTCCTCTTCGGGCTCCCAGCAATTGTCCTTGCCAAAAATGTACGCGCCCTTAAACATTCCACCCTCGTCCACGTAAGAGGCCGAAATATCAAACCCCAACCCAGTCAAACGATCCCATACAGGAACGGGTGGAGACCACGCAGTCCAGCATTTGAAAGCAAAGGTGCCCTTCGTCTCATCGTCAGACCTCTTAAACGGCTCAGTAATCTCAACCTCGCAGACATCCCATTTTGTGCCCCAGTGTGTAATGCGCCAGTCCATAGGTCCGTCCGGATATTGGTCAATCCGCGAGAAAGAGGCCAAAGGTTGCGGCACAACAGCGTCACAGAACCTCGGGTACGCGAGCTCCACGTTGAAAAATAGTTCGTGCGCCATGGCCCGTGGGCCGTGAACATTCACCTCTTGATAGCAATGATTAGGCATTCTTTGTCTCCCTTTAAATAAGTAGAAAGTACATGTCGCATAATATCGCATACTTGTCAAATAAAAAAGCCCCCAACCGTTGCAGTGCGAGACCTAGCCGGGTTAGGGGCAGTTATTCGGGCCAAAGGCATAGCCCTGTCAACAAGAGGTGTTACATGGACTCACCCCAAGAAGGTCCCAGTTCAATGTCACACTTGTTAGGGACCTCCAGAGGGAGAACATTCTCCATTATGTTAGCTATTTTTTTTGCTTCGTCAACGCTTTTTACGGACATAGCTATTTCGTCGTGGATTTGTACTAAGGGTAAGTTTCCACTTTTATGTAGGGCTACCATTGCTTTCTTTGTCATATCCGCGGCGGACGCTTGGATAAGCCTGTTCAGCGCTTTGTAGGTGAACGCCCGTTTCAGTCGGGTAGTTGGTCCATAAGCGTCCACTGCTTCTTTGTAAGGCAGTGCCTTGTTCATGGCGAACGTGTCAGGTTCCCATTTGTCAAATCGGCACTTACGGCCCCCCAATGAGCGCAGAGCGCCTGCCGAAGATTTCTCGTTTAGCCTGTTCATGACGCCAGTCATCAGGCCTTTTACGAACGGGACACGAGTATGGTACTGCTTGACCAGTTTTTTGGCTTCTTCTACAGGAATATCCAAGCTCTCAGCCATCTTGTTTACACCCATGCCGTACATCAGGCCCAAGTTAATTGTCTTAGCCTGCTTGCGGGGGATGTTTGTCATCTCGGCAACCATGGTGTGGAAGTCTGTTTCGGGGTCCGTGTTGTATGCTTCGACAAACTCGGCCGCCCCTTCGAGAGGAATGCCGCGTGTTTTGCCATAAACATGTGCGTAATGAACCAAGATGCGTGGTTCTTGCTGCGAGTAATCGATGGCCGCCCACTGGTCGCCTTCTTCTGGAAGGAACAGACTGCGGATCATAGGACCTAATTCTGGATCGCGGGCCGGGATTTGTTGGAGGTTGGGGTTCGACATGGATATGCGCCCCGATACTGTACCCCCATCGTCTGATCTGATCTGGTTTATGTGCGAATGTATGCGTCCATCTGCACGGCAATGCTTCATAATTGTGTTGATAAAGGTGCCTGACGTTTTGTTCAGGTTCCGCGCTTCAACAATCAGCTTGGAAACGGGATGCGAATGTTCTTTTAAAAACAGCTTTGTGAAAGACGGAGCGCCCTTCTCTGTTTTTGGATAAGTTATGTCCAGCTTGTCAAAAGCTTTTGAGAGGGATTGAGCGGCCCATATCTCTACGTCGCTACCCGTGATGCGTTTTATTTCTTTCATCACTTCTTTTTCGCGCTTGAGTAACATGTCTTTTGTGCGTTCGACACGGTTCACGTCAATGCGGACGCCCCGCATGGTCATGTCAACAAGGCACGGTAGGAGGTCGAGTTCTGTATTAGCTATGTCCCAAAGGTCCTCTTTACTCAACAGAGTAGAAAAGTAATTCCAAAGCTCTAGCGTAAGAACGGCATCCACTTCGGCATACGGGCCAACATACATTGCGGGCATCTTCCACATTTCGGCTTTTGGATCCACGCCAAATTCCCGGGCAGCTTCAACCAGCGCCTTTTCTGATTTGGTTTTGCCTAAATGCTCGTAAGCTAGAGCGTTAAGGCTGTAACTAAACCTGTTCTCATCAAGCAAGGAGGCTACAAGCATTGTATCGATTATGCGTCCGTTGACCGTAAAGCCCATTTGTTTGATCCAGCCCAAGTCGTACTGAGCGTTGTGCATGATCTTATCGGCAGGACATTCAAACACTTTGCGCAGCCATTTGTTGACTTGTTTTTCGTCCAGATTACCGCCGCCAAAGTGCCGTATTGGAATGTAGCCTGACCACCCGTCAACTGCTACGGCATATCCTACGACTTCCCCGTCCCCGGTGGGCCAACCGGGTCCGTTCTTTTTTAGGTTAGGATCACGGGTTTCGACATCAATTGCAATCTTTGATGCGCCCGTAATATCTGGAAGCTCAAGGGGCGGAACCCATTCACTTTTTGGAGCGAACATAGCCATTTGTAGGTTTGCCATTATTTATTTCCTCAATTATTTTATTTACGGGGCGGGCATCACGCTCGACAAACTCCGCTCCCAAACCGGTATATCCAGCTTTATCTATCCACGAGTCCTCGTGGTCTATCGTCTCTATCAAACGACTTGTTTTAACCCAGTCCATCATCAAAGTGACGTGGGCCGGGGTCAGGTAACCGTGGCTTTTTAGGGCCCCGTTTATAATAACGTTCCAACCATCAGCGATACGCCCGTGATTTTCGTAGGCATCACCGTAGTCTTTTGCTCTTGGCCCGTTAATTAATTGCTTGGCGGCATCCAACACGTCATCACGTTTCATCAGTGCTTCACCGTGTTTGAGCTTCCTGTGTGGACAAATGTGTTTAACTCTTCGTCCCATGTGAAGTTTTCACAAGGAATGTCCTCATCCTTAACGGCGGGATCGTCCCATAACTTTCTTGTCCGTACTTCGTCAAGATCGGTCACGCCCATCTTTTTGTATTCCTTGCGCTTGGCTTCTTCGTGCGCTTTCCATTCATCCCATGTCATCTTTTTCATAGGTCATAGCTCCTTGTCGCGTCTTCGGGTTCAACAATATACAAATTCTGCCGGGTCCGCGTAACGCCGACATAAAAAACTCGGTGCATATCATCAGGGTTAATTTGCATATCATTATCGGCAGCCGCACTTAGGTCGGTGAACAACACAACGTTATCTGCCTCGCCTCCCTTTGACCCGTGGATCGTGGACGCTGTAATACGGGGTATGCCGTTAAACTTCTCGCCCCGACGTAGTAGGGCCGTGACATATGCCCGGTCAGTCTCGGGCATCTTATCCATAGCTTCGGACCAAATCATGCTGTCATTGGCAAGTAGGCCGTGGTTACTGATTAACTCTTCTATGGTCACCATGTCTTGGTCATCTAAGTCTCGAAGCTTTTTATATCCTCGCGTTATGCGGTTTCCGGTAGACATGTAGCTGTATATCTTGCGGGCTACCTCTCCAGAGATTTCTTTGCCCTTCCGCATTTGCTCCCAACCATTAACCGCATCAGATATCTTTTCGCTAATGGACCGATGGCCGCGATAAGTAAACAAATAACCGTTTGATTTCAAGTCACTAGCGACTGGTTGTAGTTGATACCCTGCTTGAGAAAGAATTAGCCAAGAGTCTTGCGACATATCTAACGAACTTATATGATTGATCCGCGCCACATTGCCTCGGTCTTTTTTCGGCTCGTAACGTTTCGGAAACCTCCGCGTGATGCGGCGCACGACATTCTCCGCTAAACTATGAACAGTTTTTGGAACGCGGTATGACTGCGAAAGGGTTTCGGAGCCGCCGGGTAGGTTTATAAAGTGATCTACGTCTGCGCCCGCCCAACGGTAAATAGCTTGGTCATCGTCTCCCGCGCAGTACATGCGCTTAGAATTTCCATCTAATATGTGGGCAATGTCCCATTGTAAGGGAGACAGGTCCTGCGCTTCATCTAAGAAGCATAGGTCAAACTGCGGGCAATAATTGTTCTCACCTGATACGAACTGTTCTAGCATGTCTGTAAAATCGTAAACCCCGATTTTCTCTTTGTATTCTTTCAAGCATTTATCGACATAGTTGACGGTATTCCAATCGGCTTCAAGGCTGCTGATGTTATACTGATCCCGCAGCTTTACTTTGCGTAACCTTGCGAGGTTGATTAGCCCCAAAATAGGATCGTTACCAGAAACCATAGACGGCACGTCATCGTCAAAGCTGGTGTTCTTTGCTCCTCCTAAAGATATGCCAATCTTTTTACTAAGCTCTTTGTAATTATCTTCCTGCATCACCTGTTCTGGCCGTATGTCTGTCATCGTCAAAGCCAGCGAGTGTAGGGTGCGGAAGTGAACCAAGTCTTTCTTGGGGTCCAGACCGAAACGTTCTGCCGCCCGCTCTTTGGCTTCGTTTGCCGCCTTGCGAGTAAATGCTAGAAAAGCAATGCGGTGGGGAGATGTTCCGTTCTCCAAAGCCTCGTCAACCATGTTGAGAAGTGTGGTTGTTTTACCTGTTCCGGGCGGTCCAAATATTCTAAACATCTTCTGCTTTAGCCTTTTTGTAGATTTGTTGAACACGTTGTTTCGAAATGCCAAACCACTTTGCGACGGCAGTCATAGTTACGTGTTGTTCGTCGATCAGACGAACTATCTCAGCGTTGCGGACGGCTTTAAGTACGTTAGGCATTAGAACGGAGCCTCGTGCTGTGATCCAAACTCAGGGGGATCAATATCAATATCTACATTGTCGAACGAAGGTATCTGCCATACGCGCACGGCACGTCCCTTTATCTTCATGACAAGGCTGCTTCCGTTTATGTCGCGTAAGCGTTGAGCTATCCGGTGAGATTTATATTCAAAGAATTTATTCTTCTTCAAGAAGTTCTCAAAGTCTTTAAGCCGGAAGTACGTGGTATTTACCTCCTCATCTGTCCAAGGCTTGCGAAGTAAGATTTCTTCCTTGTCCTGTGCAACCTGTAGGTGGGCGCAAAACTCTTCCAAATAATCGTAGAACTGTCCACTGATGCTGGCATCCTGCGCGACTTCAATAATTGCGCTTTCGTTGTCCTTCATCTCGCTCAACAGAGTGCTGATGCGGCTTTCCCATTGCTGCTTGGCAACGGAACGAGGCATGAAGTTGAGTTGTTCCATGCAGGCTTTTTGAAAGGTCGGCTGATTCATAAGAGCGTCTGTGTCCATTTCCAGAGGCTCACCATTAACGTCCATAAACCACACGGGCGGGGTAGAGTTATACTTGCGGAGGTTTGCGATTGTGGCCCCAGCAACGGCGGCCCCTATGCCGAACTTACGTGTCCGACATAGGTCTTTGTTACAGTGCGAATTAATCGGCGCATCAGAGCATTTGTATGCGTAATCCTTTCGTTCTACCTGTTTAGCAACAACGTTTACCTCCGACAGTGGTAACGGCGGAGCAATGTACTCCATGTTGAAGCGGAGTATTTCCGACTCCCAGCTATCTGGATATGCCTTTCGTAAGTATACGCCAATGTTGAACAGACCATTATTACGTCCTCCTTCGCTAATACCTGATTTGCACAGTATCTGTAGACAGGGCGGACCGTCCTTTAATAGGTCGGTTTCGCCGCCCCCTACTACTTGAAGCTTAACGATTTGTTCCGGAGTTTGTACATGTTTCTCGTATAGTTCTATAAATTCATCTAAGGTGGCAGACGTGCCGTCATCCAAGAACGCGTAGCGCAATCCGTTTTCATGATCGTAGTATGGTAGGTTTAAGAAGTTGCCTACGTCTCCCCGATCAAGGTGCAGCTTTATTTGCTTTGGAAATATCTCGCTCTCGCCATATCCAAGGGCCGCGGCTATTGATTGCAGGGCCTTCTGCATGTCCTTGGCTTCCGTCCAACCGCTGGAGAACAAGAAGCAGTGCGCTCCGCCCGACTTAGATCGGCAAACCACCATAGGTATTTTTAACCTGCGTATTTTATCGACAAGTATTTTATGATCCAAAGGGTACTGATCGATATCAATGCAGCCCCACTTGCAACAGTTGTCTTCATTGATGGGGATGATACCTAGCCCGGCTCCTGCCCCTGAGAGGTGATTGTCCCAAAGTTTTTCGTCGCGTGGTTCTCTAAGAATGCCCGCTTTGCCTTTGGCCTTACCGTTTGCCCCTGTATTTTCTATTTTGAAGTAGCCGTATGCTTCCTTCAAACCATCGAAGATGGCCATAAACTTTTCTGCTGACATTATTGCCCCCACTCGAAAGAAAACGGCGGGGCATAATTACCCCGCCGCGAACACTACTTAAAACGGTATTTCTTTATCGTTTTGTGCAGGCTCTTCTCCATCCGAGTGTTTCACAACAACGTCACCCGCTGTGATGCTTGCCGCAAAGTCTTTTGCGCGAGTGTACATATGTGCCTCCGACACAGGACCCTCGACAGACATTTCCCAACCATGCCACGAACCCTTGGAGTTTTCTTCCCCAATTGTTTTAAGATCGTAGATGTAAGCGAAACGAGGTGGTGTGAAGGGTCCTTTCGAACCCATCATTGAACGTGACGCCATGATGCTGTTCCATTTACGCGACTTTTTAAGCTGCGTAGATTTCATTGCGATCAAGGCTGTTTCCATTGAGCCGTCTTCCGCGAGCAAGATAACAAAGTGCTGGTGCGTTTCTTCGATGTATTCACCGGAGCCATCCATCACATAATCTTTATTGTCATCTTTGGACCGCTCAACCTTTGGCCGCTCTTCGTGAGGTTCGTAGATCGCGGTCGGGGCACCGCTTCCCACGCCCCGTGGGGCCCACTGAATGAAGCGACGTTGATACGCACACGGAATGACCCGAATACCCGTCTTGCCCTTGTAAAGGGCTCCTGTGACCGTGTTATAGATATCCCCTTTACGGGCATCTTCGTTCACGTCCAAGACAGGATCGTTGCCAGACAGAACCTTTAGAAACGGAAGGGCTAAGTCTTCTTGCCCCAAATCCTGTAAGCCGTCTCCAGCGTCCTGTTCAAACATTGCAGGGTTAAACTCCGCAACGCTTGTTTCTTCTTTTGTAGCCACTTGTTTTGACTGTGCCATATTATTTTCCTCTCTTTATGACTGCACGTTGACCGACATAAGCTCCAAATAATTCCATTGGAAACTCTTCTCCTGCCTCGCACCGCTCTTTAACAAACGCACGAAGCGTCTGCGGGTGAATTTCGGTTTTCTGCGTAGGCACAAAACCTTCTTGTTCAGCAAATGCTGAAAAAGCGTTGGCTTTATCGTCCTCGCCACGGCCAAACTGGCACAAGACAGTATTCTTAATAATGTCATCATACCCGTTATCGCGTAGCCAGTCGTAGGCTTGCGGACGATTGTTTACCAGTATGGAGGCTCCATACGTTTGTTTGACCTCAACGGTAGAACCGTCCTCCAAGGCAAACGAAGATATACCGACTTCTGCAAGCATTGCGGGCATGTCTTCATCCGTCATTTTAAGAAGCTTTTTCTTCGCACTCTTCAGATCGCTCTCAAGAGATGAAATATATTCTTCTTCATCGCGGATATGTCGAGCCAACTCAGCCACCGTTTTGAGGCCTTGTTGATCTATCTTTTCGACGGATGAGGCGATAGTGTCCTCAAAGTCTTCTTCCATCATTTTTAGTACGTCGTTACTCATTCCGAGTCTCCTTCGTGGTTAAAGGCACCTGTCGGGCCTTGACAAATACGGATAATATCGTATACTTCGCTCTTGTCAAGCAGTATTTAGGGAATTTAAAATGCGTGGATTTGAATACAAAACTAACCCTTATGACCACCAAAGAACCGCCTTAGAAGCTTCGTGGGCCGAGGAGTATTATTCTCTGTTCATGGAGATGGGAACAGGAAAAACAAAAGTAGCCAGAGAGACCATGGCAATTCTTTTTGAGGCTGGCAAGATAAATGCAGCGTTAGTTGTGGCCTCTAAAGGA